GAATCTAGGGTCGATAGAGTCTTTTACTTGAGCTATAAAGTTATCACGGGATATTTTCTCATTCTCTGTAGCTGAGAACACGCCGATAAATTTATCCTGAGATACCGTTGATACTGTTGTAAAATCAGATTGTTTTTGGTTGCTCATCAATTTAGTCTCGTAGCTATTATATATGAATCAGCTCTAACAAATGTCGCGCCTACACTGCTGGTTGATTGCGCAAACCTCATCTTGTATGGGCTTGATGATGCGGTTATCACTGCATCAAAAGTTATAACCTCTGTAGCCGTAGAATCGATTACTTTTGTAAACTGAAGCCCGCCACCAGAAGAGTTTGCAGTGGGTGCCGAATTGGCGGAAGTTGTATTGTTATTAGCAACCCACATCCATGATGAATGCGTAGCCCCGCTAAATGTTAATTTTATCCCGTCAGTCGGATCAAGGCCGGCACTCCAATTTATATATGCACGAATTGCATACTTAACATTATCTTCTAGCGTTAGAGATAATTCGGCTACATCTACCAAAGTTGTACTACTTACAATTGACTGGTTTGATGTTTTTAGTGCTATTAACTGGTTTGCACTAGTAATTGTTCCAGATACCGTCAAATCACCCGTGATATTATTATTAAATGTTAGATTTTCCCAAGAGGCATCAGGCGGCTCGGTGATATTGTCGTCAACTGTTGACCGGTATAAATAGCCATCAAGAATTACTATATTGTCTTCAGCATATCCGCCCGGACGATCTTCGTTCCAATATTCTAAGAATGCTATTTTAGACCACTTGGTTGGTGCGGAGTCCGGCGCATTACCTATGTTATTTGCGGAAAGAGATAAGTAATAGTTACCATCCGTATATTTAACTGTATCGTTTAAGCCATAGTTATTAACTAGGCTAAAGTCAGAGAATTGACCTTCTGATCCACTAAAATCTACACCATGACGTAACCATTGCTGAACGCCATCAGAGTTTGTCACTTTAATTGTATAAAGGCCATCACCCCAAACTGGCGGAAGCCGACCCTCGGCGCTCAATGTCACTGGGTTTGTGTTTGCTGACCCACCATCAGAGTTATAAGTATCTTTTAAGGTGGTAGTTGATCCATTTTCATAGAAGTAAACTTTTCCACCGGAAAGAATATTTCCTTCGCCATCAAAATACTGTGGAACTGGATTTGTGAATCGTTTCATTTATTTTCACTCTGCAAAATTGTTTTTAATGCCTGTAGTGATTCTTGCCGCTTTTTCTTGTCGGATTTAGACAGCAGCGAAATACCCTTATCTAGGGCGGTTCTTGTAACTCCGCGATCTATAAGCTCAGCGGCTTGTTTATCAAGATTTCCACCAAGAGATGTTTTTGGCCTAACACCATAAAATGACTCAAGATCATCAGATATAGCAACAAGCTTAAAAATATCATCACTGAATTGCGCACCATATTTCTGCGTTACGGAATCTATATTCTTTATTGCATTTTCCATGTCCGCTACGCGCTGCTGTTTGCTGAGCAGTGCCCCCAATCTGATACCGAGAGCCTTATCTGATCCTTCGCCATATATATCTATGGTTCCCAATGATTTTTGAAGATCTCCAAGCGCTTCCGCTGTTTCAGAGTATGCAGAGTTGGCAGATTTATAGCTATCGCTCGCATCTCCAAGAGTATTATTGATGTCTCTTGCTACATCCTTTAAAAAAACTTCCGTACTTGGACGCAATCCGCCTTCGCGCTTTTTACCATAATGGACATTGTCGTAAATATATTTTTTTAGATAATGTAAATCTTTTGCAGTTTTTGCCTCTCTTATTCTTCCAGCAACATTTGATATTACTTTTTTATCTGCGCTAAACCCTTCAACTGCTGATTTTTTAAATATAGGCACATTATCATCATCTAACCTAATGTCTAATTTTTTAATGCCTTCGGAAAAGGTGCTTATTGGAGCGCTAGGATCAATAACTTCAGGAAGCGTTTGAACAGCTTTATCAACTTCTATGCCAGCTTTTTTGTTTTCACTCTTTGCCGACTTTATTCTTTCGGCTAGCGCTTGACCTACAACACTGGTGTGTCGATCATAACGAGATGCCATGTAATCATTATCGCCGCGCTCAATTGCGCTGACCATCTCTGCCGCTCTTTTTCTTTCAACTGGGTTTAGCTTAGTTAGCTCATCAACAAACCGCTCATCCATTCCATTTTTTATTGCGGAACTTGCCGCAGACTGTATTTTGCTTTCCTGACTTGCCGCTATAGATAATGGCGATTTCGCCTTTGCTATGGCCGCCTCATCTAATGCCATATGCCCAATTGCTGGTGCGCCAATTTTAGTTGCTTGCGCTGCCGTATTAATATTCCCAGCCATGCCACCAAGAACAGGAGGCAACGAAGATAAGCCAAGTTTTTCTGAACCTTCGCCTATTTTTTGTAAAAATAGCTTTGCAGCCTCTGTTTCAGGTGTATTTGTTAGGCTCTCACCTACTCTATTGGAGTAATCTTCTATTCTGTTGGCCGCTTCAGGAGTTCCATATTGACCTGTCATAAGCTCTCGTCCGGCCTGAGCAATAAATCCAGCTCCTCGCCCTAACATGCCAGTTGTTGCGCCAGTAATCATTGTGCCAGATGCGCCTCCAACTCCTTCTATAAAGTCACCAATAGACATACTTGGCGATGCTTCTTTTTGGCGATTAGCATAATAATCGGCAACTTGCCTGTCTTGCACAGGGCTTGGTACGTCGCTTATCGGTGCCGATGGTTGTGATGAAAATTGCTGCTGAGCATAGGCTATAACCTGCTCTTGTGTGGCATCATCAGGCGCGTTAACTTCAAACCTTCTGCCATCTGGTGATGTAATTTCATATCTAGCCATTATTGCCCCAATGGACGAATTGACCATCCGCCAGTTGATTGCTGACTGTTAATACCCTGAGTCATTGCGCCGGCGCCAGATCCGCCCTGAGACTCATCACTAAAATCAATTGAGATCGCATCATCAATGTATTTTAATGTATCTTCGTCTTTGTCTGTTTGTGCGGCCTGCTTTCCTCTGCGAATTCTTAATTCAGCAAGCTTCATTGCATTATTAAGCAATCGAATATTTATTTTACCTGTTTGAGAAAAGCTGGCCTGAGCCTGCTCTAATGCAAGTCGCTCTCCTTCTGTTGGGTTGCCGCCAAAGGTAGATTTAAGCTGCCCAAGTATATTTTGGCCAAATAACGAATTAAGCTCACCCTCATCTGCGCTCGAAACCCCAAGATAATTAGCTACTTTTCTCAAAGCGTTTGCGCCACCACCGGAATTTATTTCTTCTTGTAGTTGAATTGCACGCTTGATGGTTGGCATATTCTCTGCCGCCGCTAATGCTTGAGTTTTATAGATTGTTCTTTGCTCAGCGCTTTGTGTTGCGGTTTTTTCAGAAGCCTTAATTTGAGGCTCAGTTCTTGCTATGACACCCTGCTCTTCTTCTTTGATTGATCGCTTTAGCTCAGGCTCAAGCTCTGCTCTAGCCTCAAGGCCAGTTCTGGTTTTTAATCCATAGGCTTCAGCTTGCCTTCCAGCTTGAGCGTCCAAGGCGGCCTTAACTTTAGCTTGCTGATCTGGCGATAACTCAGCCATGGCAACTTGACCATTTCGCAATTGCTGAATATAGCCAAGACCTTCAACATATTGAGCTTGCTGTACGTCGGTAGCGTTATTTGCGCCAGATGCACCAAGAACGCTATCTGTCTGCGCAATAAGATTTTGAAGTCCAGCGTCATCTAGTGGAGTGCTAGCTAAATCTTCTGGCGTAAATCCCACTGCCTGAAGAGCGCCAGAGTAATCCTGCACTAGCTTCATGCGGCCTTCTGGTGGCAAAGTTAAGGCTTTCTGTGCGAGCTTATTGGCGATCTGAATCTTTCGTAAGCTAGATTGATATTCACCCTCGCCAAGACTTTGCTGGCGCGCCTGATTAGATAATGTCTTTGCGCGAATATCCTGACCAGATGAAAAGGCATCAAGAAGCCCTTGACCCGCATTGGGAGATTGAACACCCTGAAGAACTGAGTAGGCCATTATTTTCCACCGAATAGTTGCGCAAAATTCACATATTGAGAATTCCCCATTACAGGGCGCTTGCTAGGATCATATGGCATTCTAGGAGGCCGAGATTGAGGCGATTGGCGCGGCACCATTGCGGCCTGCTGCTGTTGCAGATTCTGCATCATAGAATTATATCTATTTAGTAAATTATTTGGCATTGCGCCGCGCTGATAAATATCGCCGACCTGCGAATAATCGAACTCAGGCTGATTAAACAGTTGATCAAAAGAACGGTACTGTGGAGGCGCGATATATTGCTGAGGAGTATACTCAGGAATTTGAGGCTGATTAGTTTGGCCTGCAGGCTGTTGCTGCCTATAATTGTCCATAAATCTTGACAGCATTCCGCCGCCAGATACACCACCAAGCGCTTGCGACAAAGCATTACTACCGGAAAATTTATTAATCATATTAATCTCCAAATATCTTGGCGCAATTAGTATTGTGGCGCTCTAAAGTCCCATCCGCCCTGTGGAGCAGAACCACTGCCACCGAAAAGCGAGCCGAAATTAGGCATAGCCCCACCGGCAGCCCCATACGCACCTACGCCAGCCTGTAAACCTTGCATCCATGCTGGGGTAGTTTGTGCTGCATAAACATCACCACCAGCTTTTGCGGCGCCAAGGTTCTTGGCTAATTGTGCCTGTTCAGTTCCTGCGCCAGTGTAGACATTAGCAGTTGCAGTACCCTCATTAGCAAATAGATCAGCCAGATTTTGCATTGTTGACTGAGCTGAGCCAGCTCTAGTCCCTATTAGCTGCTGAAATGCAGCGGCCTCACCAGTGCTTAAATTGCTAAGGTTTGAACCCAAGTTTGATCTAATTCCAGCTATGTTGGATGCTGCATTTTCACCGCGCCCAGATATTTCATTTAAGCGTCCGTAGTAGTTACCGAAATCAGTTTGAGCGCGGCCAAATTCATCTTCAGCCAATGCTGACATAACAGATGCTTGATTTCCAAGGCCGCCACCAAGACGGGAGAATGTACGCAACCGCGCCTCCTCTTGCTTTTTCCTCAGCCAATCAGTGCCGGGTGATTCATTAAAACCTGCGTATGCCTGCCGCTGTGCGTCGCCGCCCATTAACCCGCTAAATGCGGCCTGCAGTTGTGATGCTGATTCTCCCCTTTGGTAGGATGGCTGAAACATTTCTTCAGCACCCATTGCGCCAGCAGTAATATCGCCGCGAGCGCGATCATAGCCGCCAGACAAGACTTTGCCTGACTCATCGAAAATTCTGCCAAATTGCTCTTGGCCGGATAGTAATGCAGTTCTGGCATTTTGGTAGTTTGTACCAAGTTGATTCACTGCTTTGCCAGTAAATTCTCTTTGTAGCTGCTGCCCTGCGGCTACACCTTTAGCCTGTTTATTTGCTGCTGATTTAGCGGCATCAGCCTGCTTATCAGCTGAATACAATCCAACTGCTGCACCACCAATTGCTATTGCTGCTGGCATTTTTTCAGCTCCCATGCCTCTACAGGCACTGATAAACCATTTTTAATTATCGGATCTTTTTGACCGGAATATGAGAACCCGCACTTGATAGCCAGCTTTTTTGCAGCTGGATTATCAATTGGGATAAATGTTTCTATGGATTCATAATCAGTATCATTAAAAACCTTTTCAATGATCTCATCGCCGAATTTCTTTGCCAGTCCATGTACAAATAAACAGGTGTGTATTTCTGTGGCTTTGTGTGACTTCTCCATGAAAAAGAAGCATCCACATAGGTTTTTATCATTGTAGCACAATGCTAGCCTAATTTTAATGCCGTCAATTTCTGGGCATTTAAAGCTATCTAAATTACACGTATCATCACTTATCCATGGCCAAATAGATGGCATTGTAAATATCTTCTGGGCGATCTCTTTATCTGTAGACCACTCAATCATCCTATTGCCACCCATCCAGTATTTAAATCGCCAGCAGTTGTTTTTATGTAAATAAAGCTTCCTGAAGATCCTGTAGTATTAAAGTATAGCTTCTTTTTACTGGCGAACTTAACTCCCTCTGGTGAACCATCCCCTTCATCAATATTGAGCGCCTCTAGCATTTCGGTAACCGTTTCCATCCAAGCTCGCATGGTAATTTCTGCAATGCCATCCTTTCTAATTAAAGACGCTATTTTATGAGGGATTACTGGCTTCATAGTGTGTTCGCCATTACTGCATTCACCGAAAGAGCCTTGGAGCCGGTGTAATCAATTCGCAGCATTCTTGTATTAGGAACGGCGCCAAGCCTATCAAACACAACCCTGCGTCCATATTCACCGGTTCCGCCTATTCCTCTGGATATTGTCTCAGAGTAATTAAAACCGCCATCGTCTGAATATTTTAGCTGAAGGTATTCATTAGGCGCATTTCCTACATCACAATACACTTCCACACCATAAACTCTAATTCTGCGACCCATATCAAGGAATGGCTGAGTGATAAAATAGGAGTGCATCCCATTGCCATATTCGGTGTGAACAGAATCGTCTAGCATCCCGAGATTGCCGCCATCACTATCGGTGACAATCACGCGATTGTAGGCCTGAACAATGTGTTTTGCTCGCCAAGGAGTATCTATTTCATTTGCGCCACTAGCGATTAATGATCGTCTTTCGTGCCAGCGACCACTTAATAGATCATAAACAAAACACCAATCACCGACAAATACCACAATAAATTCTGCACCGTTCTGTGAGTGGCGCAGAATTCTCGCGCCAGATATGGCTTCTGGCGTTTGGTTTTGGATAATAAAATCAACAGTGTTATCAGATAGCTTCTCTGGTTGTCCGCCATTAAATAACCATACCCCACGCTCTGCATTTTCACCGCTTCCAAGATATACAAATGATCCACGGAATAAGGAAACTGCATACTGACCCGCGAGGCCTGAATCTATAACTGAATTTGGCGAAGGTCTAAATGCAAACTCGATACTGTCTGCATTGTAAAAAGGGACGGTAATATATTCGCCCATTGCATACAGGTTGTTCTGATAAACAACAAGGCCAATACAATTTGGAAATTGCTGAATCTCCCATGCATCAACAGCACTATAGATGGTGCCATCATTTAAGTTTGAGTGGAATATAAAACGAGTGTTGTATTGCGCAAATACAAAAAATGAATCGATAGCGACAACAGATATTGCAGGAGCTAGGAAGTTTGATACCGCCGTCACATCGGTAAGCGATGAGCCGTTATAGATGTAAGCGTTTCCGTTAGTCGTAAGCGTTGAATCAGGCACAAGAATACACATCTGCGCTTTAATCGAAACCATTATCACATCGATATTACCAAGTATCGTACCGACATCAACAGGCGTTAACGTATCACTACCATCGGTATTTACAGCGCGATCTATCCGATAAAGTTTCTGGCCGCAAACAACATAAAGCACGCCATTCCAAACGTGAGCACCTCTGCCAATGCCATCCAGACCAGTAATTAGCTCAGATATTCCGGGCGTCGCAAATAGACTGGATTCACTTAATGCGGCATTGGTTTGTTGTTGTGGATACCAATTGACGCAACGCTGTGACGATAATGGCTTAGACCTCGATTGATAGAAGCCATTTGTAAAAGGAAGCTGCACACGACCTGATTTAAGAGCCACTTTCCAACCCTATATAACCGCCAGATTCTGAAAGCATCAAATTATCGTCTGTTGGATAAAATGATCCCAATAAGTTGTCGCGCTCTACTGCAAGTCCTATCGGCAAGCCGGATGGATAAGCATTTGAATAATCAAAATCGATGTTTCTTAGCATCGTATTATAGGCGGTTCTTTCATCCATCTTGAGCATATCAAGACCGTCGAAAGCGCCATACTGCGAGGCCATGCGAACAGCCAAGGCCTTGACCGCCCACTCTTCAGAATAGCCAGGAATGGTTATATCTGAACTCGATGATATCGGTATTGTGTAGCCTAAACCAAGATATGCAAAAACCCTAAACATCCTATTCGCATAACGAATGCCGGTTGCATATTGGTCATCTGACATTGGCTGCTCAGCGGCTAATTGGCCAAGCTCTTGGAGCGCATCACGAATTAGTTCGTTTGCTTTCATTTAAGGCCACCATTGCTTTTTCTTTTACGGTTTCAAGGCTGCCACGCTTATCAATATCAATTCCTGCTTTTTCTTTCACAAGAGCTTCAACATCGTCTTTACTATCAAGACTTTTCAATAAATTCAATGTTTCGTCTTTTGCTTTCTCTTCTCTTTTTAATGGGAGCGAAAGTTGATCAAGAATAAATCCTGATTTTTCTAAAATAGCCCAGCCTTCACCATTGCACACTACCTTTACAGGCTCTGATTTTGTGCCATGCCAAACTGGAAAATAATGATTCTTGTCCATGTAAACCTCAAATTAAAACAGGGGGATTTCTCCCCCTATTGTTAAACACCGTAACCGCGACCAGCCATGTGAGGGTTAATCACACCGAACGCTGCCAACAAGTCAAAACGAACCTTGTTAGTGTTTGCATCACCGTTTGCATACTTACTAACGCGGATGGAGAATCCATCTTTGGTGGTAATATAGCTATCAGTTGAGTGCAATTTAGGTAATTTAATTGTTGCCATGGTGAACGCATCTTTATGGAAGAACAAGTTTGGCTTATACACTGCGTTTGCAGTACCCAACAGGGTAATAACATCACCAGCAACAATCTCAGAATCAATATTGTTGTACTTGCCGCCAGATTCATAAATAGCATTGCCGCTAATCGTGATAGTTGCAACACCAGACCCAACAGTTGCAGTTGTTGATTGAACAACGCCCGTGAACTTCACGCTATTGCCAGACGAGTCGATTAGCAATTGGCCGGTGTGTGGATTGATGCGATTACGACCTGTAATCTGAACAACATCGCCAGCGCGGAAAGCCGCAGCGGTATCAGCAGAAAATGCGGTTACTGAAATGCTTTGAGTTGTAGCATCTTTGTTGCCAACCCAAGTCTGAGTCACTGTACCTGTAACAGTACCAGCGCGATCAGAAGCGGCACCAGAAGTAAAGCCCTTCAGGCAGTTTGAAGATAAGGCAGTTAATCCGCCGAAGTCTTTAGAAACAACAGACTTACGCCAAGCTTCATTTACCAATCCATCATCACCGTTAGATAAACCTTTTTGCGCGTCAGCTAGCTTCTCGCGAGTGCCGGGCGTCATTACGTAGTAACAATCTTCCATTGGGGCGCCAATATCCTCAAGAAGAGTATTTGCAGCAGCAACATCAGACCATTTAGTAACGGCAGTGCCCGGCGTTCCCACCATCAAGCCGCCACCAAGCATCATGCGGTTAGCAATATCAAGCTCAAGATCGGTGACAATGCGCGTGGCTAATGGTTTCATGATTTCATCCATTGAATCCATTTTTAACGCTTCGTCAATTACATCCCAGTTGGCAAAAGTGGTGAACATGTCCATCACAGTTACTGGCACTTGGCCTGATACGATGTCATCAGTTTGGCCGGTTATGTCGCCGCCTGAAGTGCGGAAAATCTTACTTTCGTAAGGCTTGCGAACATAAATAGTGCTTCCAGTAAATGGACTAAACGCACCCTGTGCGATTTGTGAATTAATCGCTTTGGTTAAAACTCGTTGGGATTGGAATGCCTTACCAAAGGAAGTGGCAATCCGTTTTTCTACGTTACTTGCGAAATTATTAGACATGATTTAGCTCCTAAAAATTAAGATACATCAAAGCCATACTTATCACTTACAGTCTTTCCGGTTCCGCGTGCCCCTGAAATTTTAGTGGTCGGCTTTGGTGCTGAGGGTTTTTTAACAAATTTGGAAAGAGCTTTAGCCTTTAAGTCGGTACGCAAAAACACGCGAGCCTCAACAGGATCATTGCGCAACTTATAAAACAGCTCTGAAGCCATTTCCTCATCAGTTGCTAACAACGATAAAATCTCGGCGGCATGTGGATTGCCTAAGATCTCACCTTTTAGTGAGTCCATCATTCCTGTTTGTGCCAGAAACACGGCGCCAGCCTCTACAAACTTCTCATCAATGCCTTTAGTTTTGGCATCTTCAAGAATCCGCATGGATCGCTCCTGTATTTCCTGCGACTTTACTGCCTTATCTCTTTCGGTATTGGCTTCTTGCTCTGCTTTAATTGCAAGCTGCGCAGCTTCATATTCCAGATACTGCTTTTGCTGCCTTACGAACTCACTCGGGTTTTCTATGGCAAGATCAACCGATGGAACCTCAGGCGCTTTCTGTTTATTGAAGTCGTTTAGCTTTGCCTCAAGCGCGGCTTTTTCAGCCCTGACCATTTCAAGCTCGCGCTCTCTGGTCATTGAAACACGATGGTATTCTCCTATCCTGCCCTTGATTACGTCCTTTTGCTCATTAAGGTCGCGATCAAAATCAACATAGTTGCTTACTTTCGGTTTCGGTTCGTCTTTCCCCCTTTCTTCTACTTCCGATTCTTCGGTTTCTTCTGGCTCATGTTCAGCCTCCATGTCAGGTGCTTCATCTTCGCCAAGTTCAACTTCTAATTCTTCGTAGTTCAGGTCGCTGTCACTCATTTCATAACCTCACGGTCGCAGTGTAAATTATATCAAACATTTATCAGGATGACACCTGAGCTATATTTGACGGGTTAAATCATTAATATCTTGCGCTGTATTGCTATAAGCCATTGAAGCTTGAGGACTTACTATCGCATCAGCACCCATAGATTGAGAAATCTTATTTAAAGTGTCGGCCATAGTGTTCAACATATCAACCATTTTCGATTGATTGTCAATGCTATTCTTTTGCTGCTCTTCAATAAGCTTGATCTTTTGCAGCTCTTGCTCAAAGTCCATCTTCTGCTGTTGCTGCTCAGCTTTGATTATCGCCAGTTGAGTCTCAGCCTGAACTTTCTGCGCTCCAAACTCAGCCGTTTTAAGCTCAGCGTCTGCTATCTTCTGCATTGGATCTGGCTCTTTAGGCCGCGATGCCGCTTGCTGTTGGGCTTGCTTCTCTTCATCAGTCCATTCATCTGGTGGAATTCTTCCAGCTTGCATTAGCTGGAACCTTGCGCGTTTAGCTGCCCTATCCATGCCGGGGGCACTGAATGATCCAAGCAGAATATCTTTATTTTCAGCAATGATTGAAGGGTCATACTGAGCCATGTCGGTTAGTGCTCTACCGGCCCGCTCTTTCTTGGTTGTGTGGTTTAATCCAATATCGCAATAAACATCATATTGACCTGATGAAAGATCATTAATAACAATTTCTTCGCCGGTAGGTGCCATGATCTTTTGATTTAGCTTGGCCTCTTCGTACTCGCCACCCTCACCAATAATCCGCTTAACCATTGCAGTGTCATAAACTTTTGGCATTGCTCCAATACAGATTTTAGCGATGCGCAAAACGAATGACTTGTAGGCGTTATGATATGGAAGGGAGCCAACGTCACCTTTGTGCTGTAGAGCTTCAATTGATTCGAAGGCCATGCGACCCTGATTTACACCCTCTTGAACACCGGATAGTCCCATTGTTTGACCTATGCCATCAAACATAGTCTGAATGATTGAATCCATTGCTGGTGAGGCAATACCACCACCCATTTCAAATGGTGGAGGTTGGCCATCAACTGGAGTCCATACTTGGATTGGGTCATTATTAGTGTTGTAGGTTTTTATCTGAGACAGAGCTTTTGGATCATTAAGCTGATTTTTGCTGACCCATATCTTTTTCTTAGCGTTAAGAACTTCATCGCTTACTTTCTTACTGATCGTGTAGTTGAGAATTCGCTGCTGATCCATCGTATAGACAATATCACCAGACCATAGAGGGATATTTTCCACAATATCAAAGTTTGCCATCAATGGGGATACCGGAAGCGTATCAAATACAGTCAGCTCCTCATCATTAAGCCATCCTTTGTTGTCGTACCAGCGAGAATAGATTTTAGGTACTTTTCTAGTTCTTTCCTCAAGCGTAGAAACATCTACACCATTTGCCTTTAATTTGTCGTAATCTTCTTGATCTATTACATTGCCATCGGCTGTTTGGTAAATTGTCTCGGGAACCATTTTCTTGTAAAACAGTTGAGAGATTATTTCACCCTCTCTTTTGTTCCAGTAATGGTTTTGCTCAGAGTCAGTCCCCAAGCTTTCGCACTTTCTGCCAACATCAAAAGTATCCTTAAACTCGTGATCTTCAATCATGTGATCAACAGTAACGGCCTCAGCATCTTCTGCGGTTGGCATAATCCAATTACCAAAGAACCACACGCGATTCATTGCATCGGGTATATCACGAATGAATAGCTCTTGGTTAAATGAGTAGTCGTCACCGTAGTCAGTCTCTACCATCGCAGCGCCAAAGCCTGCAATCATCGATCTAAGTAGGTTTCTATCGTAGATATAGTCTGCACTAGACTGGTACTCGATTGCCTTCATCAGGCCACACATAACCTTAGCGGTGTCTTTATTTCCGCCATTGCTAGGCTTGATGTTTATCTGAACCTCTTGAGATGCAAGCTCGCCATATTTCTTGTTTATCTTGGCATTAACAATATTAACCGAGTATTTCGGCTTCCCATCCCACTTATCAAGAATGTTTTGCTCCCAAAACCCATCAGGCTCGTGGTATGCAAATTGGCATGTGCGCGCTAAATCGCGGCGCGGCTTCTCTGCTGACTGAGCCTGCTCGCGCCTTTGGATAGTATAAGAATGGTCTGTGTATTTCATTGCGGCCTCAGTAGAAGCTTGAGAAGTTTAAATCTAGGTCGAATTTATCTTTAACTATAAAGCCCTGCGCCCACTGCCTAAAAGCATCAGCACCCTCTGAATGCACATCATGCTTTGGATGATCTGTAAACCTTTGATTGGTTGTGCTCCATTGCTTTTTGTAATTATCCAAATGGACTATGCCATCCTTGCATTCAGTCTCGTCAAACCAGCAAGAACTTAATCTATTTCTAACTTCCTGTATGCCGTGTGATATATCATCGACACACTTAACGATCTCTATATTCTTTAATCCAAGCTGCTCTAGCATCTGCTTTGGGGACAAGCTTTTGAGCATTCCCTGTCTAACATGCGCCCCATCATGAGGCAGATAATGACTACCCCAAACATATCCTTTCTTCTGTAGCTCAGAAACAAAATAGGAATAAGGTTCACCCCAAGCCTCAATAAATCCTATAAAGTTGTCGCTTTGGCCAATTCGTTGATGCAACCATATTGCTGTACCATCACCGTGACCAATATCCCAAAAAGTATTGACTGGATAGGATGGATTATGCGCAACTCGCGTTATTCTGCCTTGTTTTCTTGCAGAAGTCATCTGTACAGTGTAATAACATCCTTCTGTCGATCTTTGGAATGCCTCTTTCGGTGTGCTCGGGTATTCCTGCCACATCTTCTCATCTTCGCCAGAGAATTCAGAATCCCTAGTACTTACCCACCATGCGCGCTGCTCTAAATCAATTGTACACCCAGCTTGCTCCTCAATCTTGTCGAAATACTCATTATCCTTATCGGTGATAATTACATCATCAGCCTTAAGCCTGTACTTATCTTCTACCCACCAAGGGAAAAAGTGGAACTTAAAATCTTTTTTGCCTAATCGCTTTCCTGATTCATGGTTCTTACGAGCACGGTCAGTCATCTTGAAGAACTCCCCTTCTTGACCTTCAGCCGTAGACTCGATAAACACCACACCATTAGATGGAACAGCAGGTATTGAGCCAGTAACAACCTCCTTTGCCCTATCAGGAAACTTAGCACCTATCTTTCCAAACTCAGAAACATGAAGGTATTGCAATGTACCAGACCGCATTGACGTTGCCACACGGATAGAACTGTTGTTGTGCGCGAATAGAAGCTCTGATTGACTGTCCCTGCCCAATGGCATTGCCTCCCTTAACTGCTCAGGAAGGTTGTTGTATGCAAACTGCACCTTATCTCTAAAAATAGTCTTGGCCACATCCTCTGACTGAGCAACAATACCGGCACGGATGTTTTCACGGAATAAAGCGCAATCAAGGAAGTAGATGGCAATCAGCGTAGTAAATCCAAGCTGCCTAGCCTTGAGGATTATGTTGCGATTGTGAATATCTTTAAGGAGAATTAGCTGTGATGCGTTGGGGATAAAAGGAAGAACTAAACTTTCCTCGCCGTCATCCCCTTTGATCATGATCTTGTAGAGTACGCCACTTGTTAGGCGCCACCATGGATCAGCAAGCTTTGACTTTAAGTCAGCTTCATTCATTTTGGATCAAGAGTCCTACCTGATATTTCTTTTATTAGCTCAGATATTGGATTGTTTTCTTGAAGACCGTGATTCATATCTACAGCTTTAAGCTTAGGCTCTACATATTGAGCTATACCATCCCATAGCTTATTAGCCTCTATGAGATCAGCGCCTTTTTCATCAGTGTCTTTAGCATCAACTAATTGCTGAAACTCTACAGCATTTTTAGCCATGTTCATTATGGGGTGAAAGTCTTCGCCGTACATGTCTTGTAGGCGCTTCATTAGGAAAACTTTATTCCTATTTGGTGAGCCTTCTCTGCTAGCCATACACTTTGACCTCAAGTATATGAATAAGAAAAAGTTTTTTTGCAGACATAATTATAACCTCGCTTAATGGTTTCCCATCACAAGGTTATAGGATAACACAGTTATTTAGTCAATCAAGCTATGGTGTATTGAATGATATAACTAGCGCTGCTGTGGTTGCTCCGGCTTGTACTTGATAGGTTCCAGCCGCATTAACTGTAAGCGCATTCACCGTTGCGGTTATCTCAGTGGCCGATCCAGTGCTATCTGGCGCAGCAACGAATGAGTCACCAACCTTAACATATAGCGAAACAACCTCAGCCGCCGTTAGTCCGCTAACAATGATAGAGTCTCCGCGCTTGAGCTCTATACCATTAACTGGCTCGGCTATAGAGTTTCCTAGAGCCTTGTTGATAATTAGCTTTTGCATGTTATTTACCTAATCAGGTTATGATAATTGCTATATAGCTTAACACAAATAAAAAAGCCCGAGAATATCGGGCAAGGTGGAGTTAGTATTTTGGTGGTGGTGGTAGTGGCATCCAGTGGGTCGGATGATAGTGAAAATCACCCTCGCAGAACTCTTTCCTGTTGCAACACCAGATAACTATTAATGGATCGTCGTTGTTTTGTGCGTTATAAAATTCAAAAGGTGAAAACTCGCACCCATAAGTTCCGCCACAAATTAGAATCTTGGTTCCATCTTTAGGCGCTGTCTCTATCGGCTGCCATTCCATCACATCACCTCATTCTCAGGCCAATCGTAAATGACTGGCGCGCTTTTTGCTTTGGCATTCTGCTGCTCATACTTAGGCTTACTCGCCACAGGCCATTTTTGCTGGCTTATTGGCTCATCTTCTGCCTGCGCCAATAGTTGTTCGTGCCACTGGTTGCGAGGTTGTGACATTGTTTTTAGCAATGCCATGTATGCTTGTTCTTCAAGTACGTTTTTCACAACATCCTACCCATCAATATCATTGTCATCAGGTTATTCATTGACGTGCGCTCGATTAATTTCCAGCGCTCTGCTGATTTATTGACGTTATCAGCGATCCAGTTTTGTATCTTTTCTCTGTGATGCGGATATACATAGGTTAACTCACTCCACACTGCATCTATGTTAAGGTCTTTTGAGTAGCTGGCTATGTTTGACATGGTTTCCCTTCGTATTTAATTTGGAGTCGCGCGTCAGAATCGAACTGAACTTCGGTTGCATAACAGTCGTCACTGTGCCACCAGCGGCCATGCCACGTCACAACTTAGTTGCCGCCCTTTCATGCGGCCTGCCCGTCTTACGGCTTGCACTGGATTTTCATGCCTCACAGCTGGCGCCTCATCCTCTCTGGATTACCTCGTATTCGCTACTTCCGCAAATTTGCGCGCAATGCACAATATTTTATTGGATTTGCTACTGGCTTCAATCTCCAAGGCGTATCGACTCTGTTTGCCTTTCGGCTAATTCTTTGAACTTTGAACTTTGTACTTGTTGCGGGATGCAACCCCGCTAGGGCTTATGTGGGCTTCACCTGTTTCAGCTTCTTACCTAACCAGCCTGACACTGGATCACCGGCACGCGCTACCTCAATGCCTGCCAC